GTTACGTCTACTACTAGACCAGCGTCACCAACAGTTGGTCAGATGATTTTTGAATCAGATACAAACTTTGTTCGTGTTTATACTTCTGGTGGTTGGTCTGTTGGTATGCGACAAAACACTAGTTTTGCTGTTACGTACCTTGTTGTCGCAGGAGGTGGTGGAGGCGGCTCAGACATGGGAGGTGGCGGAGGCGGTGGTGGCTACCTAGCAGGAACAACTACTTTAACTGCGGGAACTACCTACACAATTACGGTGGGAGCAGGAGGCACTGGAGCATTAGCAGGTGTTAGCCAGTTGCGTGGTGTTAATGGTGTTAACTCATCTGCGTTTAGTTTAACGTCCGTAGGTGGCGGTGGCGGTGGCTCTGAATATGCCGCATCTGGAGTTGCATATGATGCAGCAGCAGGTGGCTCAGGCGGTGGTGCACAAGGAAACTCACAACCTGGGGGTGCTGGTACAGTAGGACAAGGTAATGCTGGTAGGTCTGGTGGAGGAAGTTACTACCCAGGTGGTGGCGGTGGAGCAGGTAGCCCAGGTGGTTACCGTTTCTCAGGAAGTTCATTGGTAAATGCTGACGGTGGTTTTGGTATAGCAAACGACATCACAGGAACATCTTATTTTTGGTCTGGCGGTGGCGCTGGCGGTGGATACTCTACATGGGGTGGTCACGGAGGACGTGGTGGTGGTGGAGGCGGCGCCCCAGCAAGCATTCCATCTCAAGGAACTGGTGATACCTTTGGTATTAACACCGCATTTAATGGCACTAACGGGTCATTAAATTCACAAACAAACGTACCAGGTGGAAATGGTGGAGCAAACACTGGTGGCGGTGGTGGTGGCGGTTCTCACTACAACGCAAACAACTTTGGTGGAAATGGTGGTTCAGGTATCGTAGTAGTTCGTTACTTAACTGCTGATGGGGTTGGTAAAACTATTACAGGTGGCACAAAAACAACAGTAGGAACTGACACCGTGCATACATTCACAACATCTGGCACCCTTTCAATTGCATAAGGTAAAATAGACACCTAATGGCTGTACAAATTCAACTTCGCCGTGGTACCGCATCTGCTTGGACTGCCGCCAACCCTTTGTTGGCTGATGGTGAAATGGGTATTGAATCCGACACCGACCAGTTTAAAATTGGAGATGGTGTAACCTACTGGAACAGTCTTGCTTACGGTGGTCTTACTGGAGCCAACGGTACAAATGGAACTAATGGCACCAACGGTATAGTTGTGTACGAAGATGACCAAGCAGTAATCAGCGCACGAGTTTTTAGTTAGGAGCAATAATGGCAACATTTTCCAAGGTCCTTTTAAGTGGTTCAACAAACGGTAGGCAGATTAAAGTTGCAGCAACTGCCTCATCGGGAACCCTTATCCACACAGCCCACGCAACCGCATTGGATGAGATTTGGCTATATGCCGTCAATGACACTGCAACAGATCGTCTATTGACCATTCAATGGGGTGGGACAACCACAACAGATGATGACATTGAATACACTGTTAAAGCGCAAAACGGTCTTTATTTAATTGTTCCAGGTCTTATTTTGACTGGTGGAACAGTTGTTCGTGCTTTCTGTGCTGCTGCCGCTAACGCAATCCAAGTAAGCGGATACGTTAACCGAATCGCTTAAGGTTGGTGTATGCCATCATTTATTAGGTATACAACAGGTGGTAAGTCTTTAGCGACTACTCTTGCTCCACGTTCTAGTAGAACTGGGACTGGGCAAGTCCACTCAAACTGGCAAGGTGCTAGTTTGGCTATTTCAGGTGGTAACAGCACACAGATTATTAGTGGCTTTAAATATCATGTGTTCACATCTAATGGAACCTTGGCTGTCACGGGATCAGGTGACATGAACGTCCTTGCAATTGGCGGTGGCGGTGGCGGTATGCAATCAACTAGTGGTTATGGTGGCGGTGGCGGTGGCGTTATCCTCTACCAACAAGTTTCAGTGTCTGGAAACGTTTCAGTAACCATCGGTGGCGGTGGTCCATCATCTAACAGCACCAGCGGTAATGGTGGTAACACCATTGTGTCTGGTGGTGGCGTGTCTCTCACTGCACTTGGTGGCGGGCATGGTAACTCTGGTGGTGTTTTAAACGTCAACGGATCTGGTGGTGCTTTTGGTTTTGGAACACCCCCTCAAGGACGAAACGGTGCGACCGTTGGTGTAACTTCAGGTGTTCCTGGTGGTGGTTATGGTGCTACTGCTAATGTGAGCGGTGCAACATACTCTGCTGGATGGACTATTGACGCCGCTACTGCTCAGTTAAGTGTGTTCTCAGGAATGACCGAACTTGCTGGTGGTGGTCGTGGTGGTGCAAACGCTAACCACGGTGGAACCGCTGGACAAAACGGTGGTGGTTTGGGTTGCTTCCCAGGTGGTTATGTATCTACACAATCATCTGTGTATGGTTGTGGTGGTGGTGGATCTGGTACAAATGGTCACCATCCATCGTCAGGAGCCGCAGGAACGCAAGGAATCGTAGTATTTAGGATTGCTGCATGAGTAATAATTACGCACACGTTGTAGATGGCACAGTAATCAATTTAATTGTTGCCGACGAGGAATGGGTCCAATCTCAATCAAACCCAGCACAGTATGTTATTTATACATACGCAGAACCTGCATATATGAATGGTCGGTATGACAATGGGTTCTTTTATAAACCACAACCTTACCCATCATGGACTATGGATGACGACTCATCTGATTGGTTACCACCAGTACCTAAACCTGAAGGTGTTGTAGGTATGTATTCAGATTGGAACGAGGATCTACTGCAATGGGTTCCACGTCAGGAATCGCTTGTATGGGACGAAGAAAAAGAAGAATGGGCGCCAGCGCCAGGATTTGGGTTTAATCCAGACTATCCTGGGTGATGTGAACAACGAGGACATACTAAACCAAATATTCCAAATTGAAGATGTGCTAACACCAACACACTTAAAGATGCTGGTTGATACAGCAAAATCAAGAACAATTGATTGGGCGTTTTTAGATAACACTCATACTGATGTAAAGCATGACTATCTAAATGCGTTTGGTTTTATTCATGATTTATATGACTACAAAGCAAAACCAGACCCTGACAAACATTGGGGAACCTTTGTTGCGCCACTGTTGGTGATGATTGACAAACTTGACTTTCAATTCCAATCATTACTTAGAGCACGTGTCAACATGACTGTGCGTACTGGATCATCCCATCCTGGGTTTCCTCACATTGACGATAATGAAAACTTTAATATGTGGAGCGCCATTTTTTATATTGAAGACTCAGATGGTCCTACATATTTTTACGACTTCATGCGTGAAGAGTACTCAGAAGACCAAACCCCTCGTAGGACATTAAAAGTTATTAAAAAAGTGGAACCAGTGAAGAATACTGGGGTTATCTTTAACGCTAATATCTACCATAGTGGGATGCTCCCAAAAGACCATCAAACACGAACACTTGTTAACTACAATTTCACAGGATTTAAAAAATGAAACGAATAGTTATTGTTGGATCAGGTACCGCTGGATTAGTTTCCGCTATTTACTTACGTCAGATGTTTCCACTATGGGACATCAAAGTAGTCTCATCATCGGCTATTGGAATCGTAGGTGTTGGTGAAGGTTCTACAGAACATTGGAAAGAGTTCCAAACAACATGTGAAATACCAGTGATGGAGATGATGGCTGAAACTAAAGCCACTCATAAATATGGCATTAGGTTTGAGAACTGGACAACGCACACCCCTGACTACTTCCACAGCGTATCTGATCGTGGTCGTCTTACTAAAGGCTCGTTCATCGCTAGTTATGCATACGCACTAGCCAGCGGAGACCTTCTGACCGACTGCTTTTCATCACGTGGTCTTCGTGAGAATAAGTTGGAATGGTCTGACATGCCTCACCTAAACACCAATCAGTACCACTTTGACACCGTTAAGTTAAACGACTACTTGACCAAGTTGTGCAAACGACGTAACGTAACAATGATTGAAGGTGAAGTAAAGTACGTAAAAACAGACCTAGCAACTGGGTTTTTTACGACGTTAGTGCTTGCTGATGGGCAAGAAATAGAAGGTGATTTCTTTATTGATGCCAGTGGTTTTAAGAGACTCCTAGCAAAGTATCTTCCAGACGACTCTTTTGTAAGTTTCTCCGACTACCTTCCGTGTGACAGTGCTTTTGCATTCCCTACGAAAGCAGATCCGTCAGGTGAGATCCGCCCGTATACACGAGCACGGGCATTAGATAACGGTTGGATGTGGGAAATCCCAACACAAGAACGACGTGGTAACGGGTACGTGTACTCCTCACAACATTGCACGGACGAAGAAGCCTTGCGTGAAGCATCCGCTGTACATGGTTTTGAAATAGAACCAGTCAAGTCATTCCGTTTTGAAGCGGGGTACTACAAAAAAGGTTGGCAAAAGAATTGCGTCCTTATAGGTCTAGCATCTTCTTTTGTAGAACCATTGGAAGCCACCTCAATTGGATCTACTATTCAACAGGTCAGATTGCTTTCTTCCTACCTTCCTACTTTCACGGTAAATAGTAAAAAGACAGTTAATGAATACAACCGCATCATGGACTCTGTAATGGAAAACCTATCATCAATGGTTGCTCTCCACTACATCTCAGACAGAACAGACACCAAGATGTGGAAAGACTGTCAGTCTCTAAAGCGCCCAGACCTGCTGACACACTTGTTAGATATCTGGTCTGAGCGTGCCCCTGAATACCATGACGTACCTACAACAGGGTTTGAGTTGTTTGGCGTTAACCACTTTTGGCACGTTGCTCAAGGTCAAGGGGTCCTTAACTATGACAGTGTCGTAACCCAGATTGACGCCTATAATTCCAAGCAACCCACTGAAGAGTGGCAAATGGTATTCCAAGCACAAAGACAATCCACTAAATTAATAGACCACGCAGGATCTTTTAAGGAACTATATGAATAGCAAAACGTTTAGATTTATTGAATGGTTAGCCCCGTCATTGGTGTTTGTGGCTGTTATCTGCCATGCCTTTGACCTTTACCCAATTGGACCAATGTTTCACCTTACTGGAGCGTCACTGTGGGTTTATGTGGGTATTAAGAAAAAGGCTGGTCCAGTGTTATTGAACTTTGTACCCCAAATACCGATCTGGTCCTCTGGAATCCTGTGGTGGCTTTTGAAGTAAACTAGTGCCATGACAAAAATGCCTTGGCCTGTAGTCCCAATCAAATTCTGTGAACACCTAGAAGGTAAGAAGCCTTCCCAGATCACTCCTGCGATGCTTCGCAAGTTGTCTGTTGGTGGTCAAATGCACCATTGCGCCGCTCGTGCCTTTGAGGCAATGAAAGCCGCCGCCGCAGCAGAAGGAGTCAAGTTGGCTCCGACTTCCAGCGGGGATACATTCCGCAGTATTGAAACCCAGACCAAAGGATTTTTGACCAGATACCAGAAGGAATTAATTCCAGGTGCCTCAACCCGTACATGGAATGGTGTGAAGTGGTATTTGAAGAAGGGCAACGCTCCTCTAGCGGCTCCTAACGATGACGCTAAGACCTGCTCACGTCACATGCTCGGTATTGCAATTGACATTGCTAACACTGGCAACAAGAAGATCATGGACTGGCTCTTGGCTAACGAACAGAAGTTTGGTTTTAGCCATGAAGTAGTGGACATGCCAGGTGCTGAAAGTTGGCACATTCGGTTTACCGAAGGCAAAGTAATGCCACAGGCAGTCCTTGACTACGAGGCAACGCTACCTCCAAAGGCGTAATATAGAGCCTTATGGCACCAAGACCTAGAGGCTTAAGCGGAGCAGGTAGGCAGCGGATCAACGCTGCACTGACTCTTTATTCTGGTACCGCCAACATTGAAAACGAGCGTAAGCGTCAACGTGAAGACAACTTGGCTCGTTCTGAAGCCAATCAAATGGTGGAAATTCCATGGGTTCCTGGAAACAACCACGCCACCAATGAAAGCAGTCGTGTTAGTGGCTACAAGTTTGTAACTTATAACACAGATGATCTTTCAGACGAAGACCGCAGAACCACAGGTGCTGGAGCCATTATGGCTGGTCAACGCTACGGTACCTTGTTTGTGCGCTTCTGGAAGTACAAAGATAGTGGTGGAACACCATGGAAGTACATGAACGTTCCACAGCAAACTTATGAAGCCTTTGCGGCATCTCCATCAAAAGGACAGTATATTAATTCCGTTCTCAACAAGTTTCCATACAGCAAGGCTACAGGTGATGAAATTTCCACGTACTTTAAGGATATTTAGTTTAAACAAAGTCCACAGTTTCCTTTCTATTTACTGGATTATCCGAGACTTTGTAGATTTAAGAACTCCCCTTGTTTGCACAGGGTTCATGCACGAAACTGATCCTCCATGGCGTCATGGTAAGGGCATACACATCCGTACAAAAAAACACACCATACAAATAGGACGTTGTAGAAAGATCAAGGTTTCTGATGAAACTGCGGGTATCTTAAAAGCAATTGGTGGACGTGAGATGAACACCCCTGCTAGTGAGATTGGATTGTGGTGATGGCATTCTTTAAAAAAGAAGAAAAGAAAGAAGAAACAATCATTCCAAAGCGGATCAAGAATCTTGACCGCCCTTCTTTACTTCAATGGTTTGATACCAGCATTATGAACCTTGGTGCGTCATTTGATCGCTGGCGCTTTCATGGCGGACCAGAAGCAGAAGTGACTGAGGCAATAGAAGCACTTTCTGCAATTTGGGCAGAGTTGCAACAAAGGGTTGACGAGCAGCGTTAGTACTGATACCATCGGATCTATGTCAAACAACACAGCAACCAAAGCACTAATTACCAACCTTGAAAACAGCGACAAGCGTCGCCTAACTAACGCCGTCCACGACCTGTTTCTTGTAACCGAGGGGTACTCCCCTAAGGTCTTTACCCCTTCTCCAAATGTGGACGTAGAAGAGGGCACCCTTGTGGACATCAAAACACTCATTATGATTATTGAAGATGCCGCCGCATTGATCTCAGAGTTGCGCCCATCACGTGAATTTGCCCACAACGATAATCAACTTCAATTGAAGTTTGACAACAGCGACTACTAATTAGTCTATGATTGGTCTGTGCTCACAGACGACGAATTAGACGAAAACCTCTTAGCCGAGGACGTAGCCGAGGAACTGGACGAAACGTCCGCCGAATTCATAGACGAATTGGTAAAACGAATCATTGTGTTTACCGAAGAGTTTTGTGACGTGGAGTTGTTCCCATACCAGATCCCTATTGCTTACCGCTTAATTGAATCTGTCATCCTTGGTGACGGTGAAGAAATGACAGTGGTTGCTACACGTCAGTCAGGTAAGTCTGAGGTGCTTTCTAACGTCATGGCTTCACTCATGGTTATCTTGCCTAAGTTGTCAAAAATCTATCCGACATGGCTTGAAAAGTTTGAAAAGGGTTTTTGGTGCGGTGTGTTTGCCCCAGTTGAAGACCAAGCAGACACCGTGTTCAGTCGTATTGTTAGCAAACTTACGAGTGATCACGCTGTTGATTTCTTGTTAGATCCTGAGATTGGTGACAAAGCAACATCAGGTGGTGCTCGTGGTAAGGGTCGCATCATTACCTTGAAGCACTCTGGTTCACTCTGCCGTATGCAAACCTGTAACCCAAAAGCAAAGATTGAATCAAAGACGTATCACTTCGTGCTTATTGACGAGGCTCAGGAAGCGGACGAGTACATGATCGCTAAATCAATCAAGCCAATGTTGGCGTTTAACAACGGAAGTATCTGCCTAACAGGAACAGCGACCCGCAACAAGTCGTACTTCTACAAGATGATCCAATATAACAAGCGCCGTACTGTCAATGGTGGTCGTAAGTTTCGCCCATGTCATTTTGAATACGACTGGAAAGTCGCCGCTAAATACAATCCGAACTATGCCAAGTTCATCTCTAAAGAGAAACTGCGCATCGGTGAAGACTCTGACGAATTCAGAATGTCATATGAAAACCACTGGGTACTGGACAAAGGTATGTTTGTCACCGAGGAGCGCTTAGAACGGCTCTACGACCCCTCTATGGCGATTGTGAAGCAATGGTGGAGAACTCCTGTTGTAGTCGGTATTGACGTTGCCCGTTCTAATGACTCCACCGTAGTAACTGTATGTTGGGTGGACTGGGACCATCCAGATCCGTTTGGGTTCCATGAGCACCGTGTTCTCAACTGGTTGGAGATCAACAACGAAGAATGGGAACAGCAGTACTTTCAGATCATTGACTTCCTCCGCAACTACGACCCCCTCAGAATTGGTATTGACTCTCAGGGTGTTGGTGGTGCTGTAGCCGAGCGTATGCAGATCCTGTTGCCTGACATTGAAGTTGTTGCCGTGTCGTCAGACTCCAAAGCACAGCACGAAAGATGGGTACATCTTACCGAGTTGATTCAGAGAGAACAATTAATTATTCCAGGTCACTCAAAGGCTCGCCGTACTCGTGGCTGGAAGCGCTTTAATCAGCAAATGAATGACCTTGAAAAGATCTACCGTGGTCCGTACATGCTGGCGGCGGCTCCTGAGGAAAAAGGCGCTTTTGACGACTACCCAGACTCTTTGGCTATTGCCTGTGCCATGACACTGCATGACACCCTGCCCCAAATACAGGTGGCAGAAAATCCATTCTTTAAATGATGATAATCTAGTAACAAGTAAAAAACCCCTATTACGGAGGCTTACGTGAACGTAGCACCAGCACCACAATTCCCAGAGCGCTCACCGAACGTTTTTGAACGTTCAATTGCGCCAAGCATCCCAGGTAACCGTGGACCGCTTCGCTTTGAAGAAGGTGTCGCTACTGACACCGACGTGCCAAACGACTTTGCTCGTGGCGCATACTTTGATCCGACATCGGCTCCAGGTCGTCAAAACCACAACAACCCTGAGATGTTTTACAAGTACCCAGAAGAGACGATGCGTGAGCGTGCTCACGTAGGTTCGTCTTCATGGATTGAAGCCCCAACAGTTTTGAGCGAATTCGTTCAAGGCTCAATGGCTGGCGATGGAATGCCATCGTTTGAATACGAGTACAACAGCGGCGGTCACATGAACCGCATGAACCCAACAGTCGTTAACGACTAGTTATGGAAGGCGGCGCCGATACAGGCGCCAGCACAACTGACAGCGCTGTTAATGGTGGGGGGAGTCAACCGACTCCCCCTACTAATACCCAGTCGGGGATAGCGATTGGTCAAGTTTACGCTGGGGCTGGATTCTTTACAGGGGCTATGAAGTCCCGTAAACAACACTTCCACGAATCACAGCAACAGTACCGTCGTCCTGATTACGGGACGGGCGATCGCAATCCAATGGTTGGACACACACCTGGTCCTAAAGGCGGTATTGACATGCGCCGCAATATGTCAGGTCTTGGCGTAGGTTACGCCGATGCACTTGATTTGTTTAAGCCAATGCGATCTAACTTAAACAAAACTTCTACAGGTGTTCGTATGAACCATCGCCCACAAGATCCAATGCGACGTCGTGCACAGGGCACCCGTGCTTATGTAGAGGCTAACCCTGAAAACAAGGATGGCATCTGATGGCTAAAGATAGTG